GAGGGGTGCGCGAAGACTGCCTGCAGGACGTGGTCCTGTCCATGGATGTGCAATACATCTTAAGGCAAGAGCGGTACACACCTGACTCTCAATCAATCATAAGCAGGATTGAATCGCCATGCCCCCGGACAGCTGACAATGATACTTCCGTCCAGTCACAGCCCCCTTGGCCGGGGACCACGCAATGAGGGCGGCCCCCGGAGAACCCGGAGGAGGTGGAATTCCTATGATGCCTGTGCGCTGCAGGCAGGCGGATTGACTGCCCTGTCCAGGTATCCTTCTGGACAAGCTTCGGGGAGTAGTGTCAAATAGAAGCACAAATAAGAAACAGAGAGAAGGTGGGTTCGATGCCAGATCATGCAGCCGTTCTTCCGGGATGACTGCATGGATGTGGGATGGAACGAGGCCAGAATGGAGGAACGTGTTACAGATATGCATTCCCATAACGGCTCCAGGAGCGATACACATGAGGAAATCCGTGAGATGGAAATAGAGTATTCCCGGAGGAACTATGGAAACAATGGAGCTGCTTCAATACCTGCGATTCAGGGAGGTACAAAATATACTGGATGAGCTGTTGCGCCAAAGGCTGATTGACCCGGTCATGTATGACATGGTCCTTCGGAAGTACCAGAGGATATGTCTCCAACATGTTGTATAAAAATGTGAAGATTTGGAGAACTGATACTTGATATGGTGCAGGAAGTGTGGTAATGTGTCTTGTTGAAAACGGAGGAAAGGAGGTATAACAAGTGGCAGAAGTATTATGCATCCCAAAGACCATACCAGAGCGTACAGGATACCAGATACGGAGCATACGGGTGTGTGCATATTGCCGTGTGAGCACGGATGACGATGGCCAGTATCATTCCTATGACGCACAGATGGAGTATTACAAGGGGCTTATCCAGAAAAATCCGGCCTGGGAATTCTGCGGGATATATGCGGACGAGGGCATAAGCGGAACCAGCCGATGGGGGAGGGAGGACTTCCAACGGATGCTGGAGGAATGCGAAAAAGGATGGATAGACCTCATACTGACCAAATCAATCACCCGGTTTGCCAGGAATACGGTGGACACCTTATCCACGGTCCGCCATCTGAAGGAAATAGGGGTAAGTGTGTATTTTGAGAAGGAACGCCTGAATACCATGACGGAGGAGAGTGAAGGGATACTGACTATATACGGTGCGGTTGCACAGCAGGAGTCAGAGAACATATCCCAAAACGTCCATTGGTCAGCGGTGAACCGGTTCAAACATGGTACATTCGTGATAAGCAGGCGGCCGTATGGTTACGATAAGGATGAAGAGAAGGAGCTGGCTGTCAAGAAGGATGAGGCAGCATGGGTCCGCAGGATGGCCAGTATGTACATGAACGGAATGAGTGGGGTGAGGATAGCCGAATGCCTGAATCAGAACCAAGTAGCGGCGCCGTATGGTGGGCTCTGGTCCTCCGAGGCGGTCCTGCGGATTTTGTTTAACGAGAAAACAGTGGGTGACTGCCTTCACCAGAAAACCTATTCGACTGGGACGGTGCCGTACCGGACAGAGAAAAACCGTGGGAAGAAGCCACAGTATTTTATAAGGGATGACCATGAGGGTATCCTGAGCAGGGATGAGCAGATGCGGTTACAACAGATAAAGGAGCACCGTCTTGGCAGACAGGCCAGGATGAACCCGCGTGGGAGTGGAGAAACTTATATCCTAAGCGGAAAGGTGGTATGCGGGGAATGTGGGAGAACGTTCATCCGTAAGAAGGAGCAGAGACGAAAGGGAGTGTCCATCAAGTGGAGATGTCCGGGCCACCGGTCAGAGGAATGCCAGTGCTATACCAATGAGATATGGGAAGTGGATATAAAAAACACGTTTGTGAATGCCTTTAATACTCTCGTAGGACATGCGGATGAGTTGTTTGGTCCAATCATACAAGGGGTAAAGAGGATACAGGAGGCCAATGGTCTCCATGAGGCATTGGGTACCTTAAATCAAAAGAAACTGGAACTAAAAGAGCAGAGACATATACTCAGGCAGTTAAAAGCAAATGAGTGTATCGACTCTGCTCTTTATTTTGAGGAGAGCCGGAAGATTGAACGAGAGCTAAGCAGATGCAGGTCAGAAGAGAAACAGCTGCACAGTAGAGGTATCCACCAGGATACCATCACAGGATTACAGGCCACCCTGCATCAGCTCCAGGGATATGATGGGAAGATGCAGGCGTTCGATGGTGACCAGTTTATCCTCCTGGTCCGGGAAGTCTCTGTGGGAAAGGAACGGGAGCTGGGCTTCCATCTGCGGTGCGGACTTAACCTATATGAACCGGTCCTATGACAGGAGGGATGCCATGTGAACAACTATATCACCTATGGGTACTGTCTGGTTGACGGAGACATGAGAATGGATTCGGGGCAGAGTGAGGCTGTACACCTTATCTTTGATGCATATGACGGAGGAGAATCCATCAAAAAGATAGTCGGGATGCTAAAAGACAGGAAGGCACCTACCACCCGTGGAAAACCGTCCTGGACACCCGTCCTTATTCGGAAAATCTTGCGTAACAAGGACTATCTGGGAGTGGAGCCGTACCCAAGGATGATTGAAGAAGAGCAGTTTGAACGGGTACAAAAGTGCCTGAAACGCTCCCGGGATTTATGGAACCAGCGTCATCCATCCGGCTCCATCCAGGGAACATCCATGTATACAGGCCGTTTGATATGCAGCAGCTGCGGCGGGGTATATTCCATCTATAAACAGAGCGTTAGAGGTGACAAAAGGGATATTCGATATTGGAAATGCAGGCATTATGACCCGGCCACGAAGGAACCATGTAAGATGCCCATCCTGACAGAGAAGCAACTGGATGGACTGTTCTTACAAGCTCTTATGCGGATGAAAACAGAGCCGGCCCTGTACCATGAGGAAACGAAAAAGATACTGACCGGAATCATCAAAGAAAGACAGCGCATGGAATCTGAATTAAATGGGGACTGGAACAAATGCAATGAAGACTATAAAAGGATGGAGCAGCTATATTTTCAGATTGCTGCCAGGAGATACCGAGAGATAAAGATGACAGAATTGACCTGTCAGATAGAGGATTACCTTCGGGGATTGGATGGTTCCATCAAGGCAGAAAAAATTGATTCGTCCATATTTAAAATCATCAAGAGGGTAGAGGTACAGCCGGACAGAAGCTTGAGATTTCAGCTGATAAACAATGCGACAGTACTTCAATACCCAGAAATTAAAACAACAAAAGATAAGAAATCGAAGAACATACGCTACTGTGTCCCCTTCGGATACTGGCTGGATGCACAGGAAATGCCAATCATCCATGAGCAATACGGTCTAATCGTCCAGATGCTATTCCAATCCTACGCAGAAGGGATGTCGCTGACAGCACTGGCAAATGAGCTAATACGCCAGTCCATACCCAACCAGAAAGGAAAGCCAGCATGGAGCCACAGCTGTATCCGAAATATCCTCACCAACCCTGTTTATCTGGGGGACAAGAAATTTCCTGCTCTGGTGACACAAGAACTGTTTGTACAGGTACAGAGTAGGCTGGAAGAAACCGTCCGGATGAAACGGGAAAGTCAGACTAGGGAATTAGCCAGAAAGGAGGGATTACATGCCAAGGGCGGAACGAATCGTGGAGGTCATCCCGGCCACCTGGAACCCGGCGGATGAGTCGGTCCGGGAAATCAGGAAGCTGCGGGTAGCGGCATACTGCCGCGTCAGCACGGAGCTGGAACAGCAGCAGTCCAGTTACGACATACAGATTGAGTATTATACCAGGCACATCATGCAGAATCCCAACTGGATATTCGCCGGTGTCTTCGCGGATGATGGACGCAGCGCGACCAATACCTTTCGCAGGGATGACTTTAATCAGCTGATGAACCAGTGTATGAAGGGGAAGGTGGACATGGTCATTACGAAATCCATCAGCCGGTTTGCCAGGAATACGGTGGACTGCATCTCCTGGGTGAGGAAGCTCAGGGAAAAGAACGTGGCCGTGTACTTTGAAAAAGAAAACCTCAACACCCTGGATGACTCAACCGAAATGATACTGACCATCCTGAGCAGCCAGGCACAGGAGGAGAGCCGGGCCATCAGCACCAACGTCAAGTGGGGGTATGCGAGAAAATTTGAAAAGGGAGAATCCACAGGACAGAGAAGCTATGGGTTCAGGAAGGCGCCAACGGGAGAGATGTGCATCGTGGAGGAGGAAGCCGCTGTTATCCGCAACATGGCCCGGTGGTTTCTGGACGGGGACAGCCTGGAACGAATCAAGCACAGGCTGGAGGATGCAGGGATAGAGACCACCACAGGTAAGAAAACATGGAGCACGGGTACCATCTACAATATATTGACTAATGAAAAAATCATGGGGGATGTGCTATTACAAAAGACGTTCACAGCAGACTACCTGACCAAACGGAGGGTGAAGAACTCGGGCCAGCAGAAGCAGTACTATGTGAAGAACCATCATGAGGCAATCATACCGAAGACAGTCTATTACAAAATACAGGAGGAGATTGCCAGACGCTCCTCATTAAAAAAAGCCGGAACCCGGAAAGGGAAGACGGCCCAGGGCGTATATAGTTCCAAATATGCACTGACCGGAATCATGGTGTGCAATGAATGCGGAGCCCATTACCGCAGGACAACCTGGGCAAAAAATGGGAAGAAGGTAATCGTATGGCGCTGCATCAACCGTCTGGAGCATGGGACGAAGCGGTGCCATGAATCACCTACGTTAAAGGAGGAGGTCATTCAGGAAGCAATCATGGGAAAGTTGCACAGCCTGTCAATTGACCAGGAGGAAGAAAACTTCTTAAACGGGGTAAAGGAAGATATCCTCCGGGCTGCCAAGGTTGTTGGAGGAGCGTGCACGGAGGAAGAGATTGATAAAACCATAGAGGAACTGCGAGACCAGCTTATGGACTATGTGGGCATGGCAGCCAGGGAACATGGTGGTGAGAACTGGT